ACTAGAATTGTTCACGAAAATCAATTAAAACAATTAAAAGCACAATTTAAAGGAGATGAAGAAGAATGAGTTTAAAAGGAAAAGGAAAAGCAAGCAGTATATTAACTAAGGTTAACGAAGAAGAAAAGGAAGGAGCATTTGCTAGGGCAAAGGCTAGAGCGTTTAATCAAAGAAGAAATTTGTTAGCGCAAGAATCGGCACATATGATTTGTGGAATTTCGGGTGACCCCGGAACTGGAAAGACAGGACTAGCATTAGATTGTAGAACTGAGGAAGAGAGAAAAACTAATTGGGTTTTTGTTCTTGATTTTGATGAAGGAGCAGAACCTACATGGAGGCAACATTGGTCTTCCGATGATAAGGTTTTTATCTATAACCCACATGTCTACAAAGAAGATATGACTATTGATTATTTGGCTACTGCTGATATGGCTCGTTTCTTTATCGGTATGGTTAAGGAAGCAATTGATACACAAAAGATTTCTTTTGATGAAGAAGAAATTGAAGTTAAAGCGGTTAAGGCTATTGTCTTTGATGGTTTAGATAGTTGGCTTGATACTACAAATATGATTGCCCGTCTTAATCACATTAAAGGTAATGACCCAAGACAAGCAGACAAGGTAAAGATGGTTCCTACACAATGGTTTGCTAGAACCCAAGAATACCAAAGACTGTTTAAGGCCGCTTGTCAATTAGAATGTCACAAGTTTTTCATTACACATATGAAAGAAGTACATGACGGATTTGAAGTAGTGGGTCAAAAACCTGATTGGGAAAAGTCCACTACTGCTAAACTGTATCAACACATAGTCACATACAGGGAAGAAAGAAATGGTAAAACAAGCCTACACGCAAAGGTGACAAAATCTAAAACAAATGCTGGGAACGAAGGTCAGTCATTTTTACTCTTTGAAAATGTTAAGGGTAATGTAACTTGGAACGGGCTTGAATCAGTTAAGGATAATACACTTTGATGTATTAAAAAAGTGTATGGTGTGGTATTATGAAAAGAAATTATGAACAAAAAAAGGTGGTGTAACACATGAAATTTACAATGAATGGAAAAAGATTGAAAGAAAAGATAAACATATGTTTGCTAAAGGGCAAGTACAATCAAGGTATGATAAGTACAAAATCCCAATTAGGAAATGAAATAAAGATTACAACAGACGAAGTGGGTATTTGCATTGAAAACGCTGATTCTTCTACTTATATTAAGGTCACTGAAATTGTTTCCAACGAAGCAATACAAGAAGGTGGAAGTGTTTTTGTTAATGCTGAAACTATGTGTAAGTATTTATTAGATGAAAGAACTACTTTTACTTTAAAGGAAGGTGTTTTACTAATGTCTTATGGTACAAGTGTAGTTCAAATCCCTTGTATAGAAAGACATGGTTTTTCACATGTTATAGGGAGATTCCAAGATATGAAGGCTTCCTCAACAGACTTACAAGTTACAGAAAAACTACTACTCAAAACAAAAGCAGTAGTAAATAAACAAGATATGATTAATGCTATGAATATGGCTGAAAGAGTAGGTAATAGTATTTATACAATTAGAGTAAAAGCAGGTGGGGATATGATTATCAGTTCCGATAGAGATTCACAGATGTTCTCTTCTAGACTGAACCCAATAGAAGTAGTGAACAGAGATGCTATCGCTTGTATATCATTACCTCTCGGTAAAGCCTTAGAACAATCAACAGATGATGAAGTGATAGTGTACTATGATGATGATATGCCTTTTGTTTTTAAAACAAACGACATTACTATTATGCGTGCGCCTAGATTGGAGGTTTAAAAATGCAAAGAGATATTTTAATTAGTTATTTAGAAATATTAAGAAACCAACAACATTCTCATATGATGACTAATCTCAATGAAAGAAACACTACTCTAGAACAATTTCTTAAAATGTATGGAGAGAGTAATAGTGGGGTTATTTTATATTTGATTGGTCAAGTTAGACTTCTAGATACACTTCTAAACATTATTAATGAGGAGGAAGAGGAATGAGTATAGTAGGAACTGCAAATGAATTTCCTTGTCCCGACTGTAATAGTTTTGATACTTACACTGAGATAGATACTAAGTCATTTGAATTATGGTTAGACTGTTTAGACTGTGGAACCCATATGCATTTAATTAGAAAATTAAATTTAACTAGTGATTATTATAAAAATAGAAATAAAACATTAGATTCTTGGATGGGTGAAGAGGAATGAGTATAACAGCAGACGAAGCGAGAGAATTAATAAAAACAGATGATGATTACCTAAAGCACTTAGAGGAGTTAAAGAAAAACGGTGAAGCATCCATCAATGCGGCTATCCACCTAAAAAGAAGATATGCCTATACGCAACTTCATAGAAATAATCAAAGTCACTGGGAAGATATAGTTACTTATTGGAGAGGTTTAGGTTATACTGTTACATACAGGCCTAATGCCGGTGGTGAAATGGTTCCTAGTAGAATGGAGTGGTAATCATGAGTAAACACGAAGATAATGTTTGTAACAAAATCAACCAACGAGCAAAGGTTGGGAAGAAAAAATACGGTGTAACAATGGAGAGACAAGACCTTGACACTATGGATTGGTTAAAACATCTACAAGAAGAATTAATGGATGCGGCAGTTTATGTTGAGCGTCTAATGGAAGAGTATAAAACAGTTGAATTATCTGTTAAATACGGTAGAGAATTTGCTGAGATGATGAGGGATTTGGATGAGTAAACCAGAATTTACAATTACTCTTTTGGTTACAGGTGGTTCTTATTGGGGAGATACCTCTCCAGAAGAATTATTTGAACACTTTAAACACTACATAGAAACAAATCTATTTTATGAACTACGAGAAAACGATATAGAAGTGAATATTATAAAAGTAGAGGATGAAGAGAATGATAATAAATACAGTGAAGAAGAATGACGAAAATGTTATTGCGATAAGAAGTAGAGATAGAAATGGTAATAGACAAACAAAGTACCATACATGTTTTCCCTATTTTTATACAAGAGCAGATGTAAATGTACCTAACAGTATTACTACATTCGGTAGACCTAACACTATATATCAAGAACCTACTACACTAAGAAGTCTTGATGGTAGAGCGTTACTTAAGTGTAGTTATGAAAATCCTAGTGCTAGACATAATATAGTTAAATATCTTCACAACTTAGGTATAACAACCTATCAAGGTGATGTTGATGCTAGTCGTTTATTTTGTGTTGATGAGGATTTAAAAGTACCCGAATACGACCTACGCAAATGGTACTTTGATATTGAAACACAAGTAGGTGGTGAACACCATGAAAAGATTACTGTATTAAGTATCTACGATAACTTTACTAAAAAAGAAACAGTAATGACTTGGTTTCCTGATGAGGAAATTAAGGTTCAAGATTGGGTAGAGGTGTATGAAAACGAAACAGATATGCTTTATGCATTTATTAGACTGATGGAAGAACAAGACCCCGATATGATTATCGGTTGGTATCTTCTTGGTTTTGACATACCTAAAGTTATATCTCGTATGTGTGAGTTAAATATCAATCCTAATTTAATGTCACCTCACCGTGAAATAAAAAGAGTAAACAGAAGAGTGGGTGGTGGTGGAGAAACAATAGGCTACGAGTTAAAGGTAGACAACTATTACAATAGCGCACAACCCATCAAGGGTCGCCTTACTTTTTGTCTTATGGACAGATTTGAAAGACTTTGGATTGATTCACAGAAAGGAACACTATCTTCATTGAAGTTAGACGAATGTTCAAAGTTAGTTTTAGGTAATCAAGGTAAAGTTGTTTCTGCTAAGTTTCAGGATAATGATTTCTATGAAAGAGCGTGGCTTGAAGACACTCAAACATACTTGGAATACGCTAGAATAGATGTTAAATTATGTGTAGATATTGACGAAAAAATGAATGTTAGTGAAAATCAATTAGCCCTTCAACGACTAATAGGTTGTCCCTTTGAAAACACATATCATAATTCACAGATGGCTGGAGTTTATTTTATGAAGAAGGCAGATTGGATTCCACCAACAGGTGTAATGGGGTCTAAGGAGAAGTTTGAAGCGGCTTTCGTAATGAACCCCGATGAAGAAGAAACCTATGGCTTACATGAAAATGTTGCTATATTTGATTTCAAATCTTTGTACCCATCAATGATGGCTTCAATGAATATTTCTTGGGAAACTAAAACTCAAAGTGGTTATCCTGTTTGGTGGAATACACCTAAGAATTTAAATTCGTATGTAGGTGGAAACCCAGATATACATTTTAGTAAAGATGTTGAAGGCGTACTGCCTCAATCAATTAAAGAGTTGATGGAAATGAGAGAACACTATAAAACCCTAAGAGCAGATGCTAAAACAGAAGAAGAATACAGGAAGTGGGATTCAGCACAAATGGCTACTAAAAGAGCCGTCAATGCTTTTTATGGTATCTTAGCAAAAGATGGTTATGGATGGGGTGACATGGAAATGGCTAAATCAATTACTGCTTCTGCTAGAAGGGCCATGAGAGAAACTGCTTTCAAGGCTCAAGAGTTAGGGTACAAGGTAATATACGGCCATACTGATTCAGTCTTTATCAAAGTAAAAGATGTTGAAGACGCTTACATTTTAAGAGAAAAACTTAACGATTATATATCTAAGGAGATTTTTAGAGAACCCGTTGAGTTGGAGTTTGAAAAGTTTGCTTCTAAGTTTTTCCTTTCAATGAAAAAGAATCGCTATTGTGGTTGGCTTTCTTGGAAGGATGGTAAGTTTCTTGACGAAGATAAATTCTTTGTCATGGGTTTTGAGATGAAAAAGAGTAACGAAACCCCCGTAGCAAAGGAGTTTCAAGAAAACCTACTAAAGAAACTTTCACTGTTTGAGGATAAAGATTCTATTATATCATATTGTAATGATTGGTATAAACAAATAATAACTGGTAAGATTAAAATAAATGATTTAATTAAAAGAAGTAGGTTAAGAAAATCTCTTTCTGAGTATAAAATAGTAGCAGGAGGTACTGCGGGTATCTTATACTATAACCAACAAGACTTAGGAAGAAGTATAAGTAAGGGTGATTCTTATTATTATTATAAAATGAACAATTCATCACTTGATGAAAAGTGTTATCTATGGAAGGGTATTTCTAAATCAGCCCAATACCTAGCATTTAGAAGTATTAATGAGATTAACTTAAGTAAAATTTATGAACCCGATTGGGAATTTATCGCTAATGCTGAGATTATTAAAAAATCAGCATTGGTATTTGAAAGTATGAAATGGCCGTTGTCCTTATACAACACTAATATATACCAAAAGAAACTAGAGGAGTGGTGGTAATGGGAAAGAAAGAAAACACATATGTAAAAAGCATGAAACAAATACACGAAAGAATAAGCAAGAAGAAAAATGAGATATCAGAACTTGAAACAGAACTATTATCCGTTTACAAGAAAGAAAAGAAATTTTGGAATAGAAGTTATTTTTGTTCCATCTGTGGTGATAAACAAGAAAAGACAGAATGGCATCATATTATTTCTCAACATAGATGTAGAGAACTAGGAAAAGAGTATTTAATATACGCTAGAAGTAATGTTGTAGAAGTCTGTAAACCTTGTCATGATGAAACAACCGCTTCTCTTAGAAGAAGTGTAATGGAAAATCCAGTTAAAGTTGTTAAAAATGTTGAAGGCCCCCCTACTGATAAACAATTAAACTTTATTAAGAAGTTAGGTGGAGAGAATCTAATTAACACTATCGCAACTAGACAAGAAGCATCTACACTAATAGACCAATTAAAAGGTGAAGGAAAATGAAATATGTAACAGAATGGGATGAAAAAGATATTAATAACGGATTTACTTATCAGTGGAATCCTGATGACAAGGCTAGCCCCAAGTTAAAAATTACTAAGTCTTCATTGGGTACTTATGGTTTTTGTAGAGCATCATATGTTATGTCTTACGACCCTTTCGGTGTTGGTAAGAACAAAGGCCCCGCTACTGAAGCCATGATAAGAGGAACAGAAGTTCACAATGCACAAGAAGATTTTTGGAAAATGGTTAATGTAGAAGAAGCCATGAACCATATTGATGACCCTAGTGCATTGGTTAAATCTTTTAGAGCATTATACCCCGAAACAGATGATGAAGTTTCTTCTGCTCTTTATAGGAGCATGGCTTCTTGGTCTGCTGAAAGGTTCATTGAATGTGTTAAGGAAGGACTCACTGAGTTTTTCATACCAGCAGGTAATGAGATTAGACTTAATGCTACTATTAACTTGAACGGTTTAGACATACACCTACAAGGTATCGTAGATAGATTATTTATCCACGAAGGACAATACATACCTCTTGAATTAAAGACGGGTGTTTGGAAAGATAGTAAGGCTACCCACATGAGAAAGGAAATGGCCTTTTATAAGATACTTTACGATAACTCTAGTGATGAGGATAAGATAGCAGTAGG